ATGAGACGAATAAAAAGTAAACAATTAGCTCCAACAGATAGAAAAACAAAAGCTGTCCGGTTGACTAATTTAGACAAAAGACAGATTAAGTTTATAGAGTCTATGGCTTTGACTATGGGTCACATTACTAATTCTTGTCGGGCGTCAGGTATTACTAGGCAGACATATTATAATTGGATAGATAAGAATCCTGATTTCGCTGTTGCTTTAGAAAATACAGAGTGGGAGTTTCAAGATGATACAGAGAATGTATTACGACAAAAGATTGCAGATGGTGAGTTGGGTGCTATTACTTTTTCACTTACTAAAACTCACCCTAAGTATAGGTCAGAAAGTCAACCTAAAGTTCAGGTGAACATATTAAATAAACTGAATGAACAGAAGGAAATATACCAAGATTAACAAGTTATCCACAGGGTGGTGGTTGACAGTATGGTATACTAGTTTTATGGTAACCTTACAGACTGTAAAATTTATCATCACATAGCAGCCCTTTTACGAGGGCTCTTTGTGTCCGCTACATTAACAACAGGTAAACCTCCGCAGTGATTAGTAACTCCTGCGTAAAAAAAGCTTATTCTTAAGAGAACTCGGGACCCGCCCGTACCTGACAAGAGTTCATAAATACTGAAGCACACCACATACGAATAAGTAATAACCAACGAGTGCTAAAAACCCTTTAATCTTCTGTTGGGGAAAAGGGAATAGGTTATAGCGTCTAAATCGGTGACCGTTGAACATTCTAAGATTCTGAGATTCTGTACAAGACAGGGAGAACAGTCCGTCAGGAACGCTAGAGACTGAAAACAGAGGTAATGTTTACCCCGTATCCTAAGATGCTACTCCTGCCCCCAACAGGAGAAACTCTGTTACTCTTTTTTCTAGGGTGTGCTAAAATATAACAAATGGTTAAGGAGAAAAACAACGGAACTAAAAGGTTTGTAGAAGATAACATTAGAATTGTCAACAAAGAAGGGGAGGAGGTTGACTTTATCTTAAACAACATACAAAGACAATATCTAACTATAGATACTAGTAATAGGGATATTGTGTTAAAAGCTAGACAGCAAGGATTCTCATCACTTATACTAGCTAGGTTTACAAAAGATTTTATCCTAAAAGATAACTCTCTTTCTGTTGTAGTAGCAGACGGGAAGGATAACGCAACAGACTTGCTAAGTAGGGTTAAACAGTTCTTAAGTTCATACGAGAGGAAAAACAAGTTCAAAATACCCCTAAAATATAACTCTAAATATGAGCTACAGAATCAAGCTAATAATGCTAGGTACATAATCGGTACAGCTCAAGACCAGCAGTTTGGTAGAAGTAAGACAATAACTAATTTACACCTATCAGAAGCAGCTTTTTATCCTGACTTTGAGAAACTTATGGCAGGAGCATTGCAGGCAGTAGTGCCTAGTGGAAATGTGGTTATAGAAACTACGGCTAACGGGTTCAACGCCTTCAAAGACTTCTGGACACGCTCAGAGAAGGGAGAGACAGGTTTTACACCATTATTCTATCCAGCTTCTAAGTTCTATGATAGTGAATACCTAGCTCAGAAAGAGAAAGAGTTAGGCAGGTATTACAGACAAGAGTACCCAGAAACAGCACTAGAAGCATTTATTACTAGTGGTGATTGCTTCTTCAACTTACTCGCGCTCGAAAAGTATCTAGCAGAGGTAAAAAAGCCAATAAGTAAAAACATAATCTATGTATAAAAAAAAGATAGAGTGGTCAGAAGTAGAAGAACATTTCAGAGACGCTGTCGACTATATTAGCAACCACGAGTATGTGTCTGATGAGGGGTTAGAAAATGAAATAAGAAAGACTGTCAAGCACGGTCAAGTTGTAATGTATCCAGCTGGTGCAACTATGGTTATGAAGAAAAGAAGTAAGCCAGTAGACTATGGTGATATTAAAAAGATTTACGAGAATACTTATGAAATAATAGATACAGATAGCTATAGCCACGACTCTGTTGACCCTCTAAAATATACGTGTAGAGATTGTTCAAACAGAATATGGGGAGAAGATATTTATTTATGCAAGACTGTTCATACAAATATTGATGGGAGACCTTTTGTTAGAAGTGAGTATTATTGTAAAGAACATTGTGACGTTGAAGATGAACCAGGTGTAAAGGACAGCATTAAAGAGGTCAAAGATAATGCTGAAAAAATGTTAAGTATCCTATGAACTACTACCAATACAGACCTATAGAACAGGGTGAAGTTCTTATTGTTGGTGGTGACTGTTCAGCAGGTGGGGGAGATTATTCTGTAGCTCAATTCTATTCTAGGACTAAGACTGACTTTCCTATGGTGTATCGTACTAAACAGCTAGCGTCAGTAATGACTCAAGAACTATACCCAGTACTAAACAAGCTATACGAGAGAACTGGTGTACGACCAATAATTGGCTATGAGCGTAACAATGGGGGAGTGTTTGAAATGGATAGAATGGCTACACTCAACAGAGAGAATAAGTTTGAGATATTTAAGATGCCGAGTTATGGTTCAGTCGATAGTGCAGAAAAGAATGCAGTCAAACTTGGTTGGGATACCAACTCTGCTACTCGCCCTGAGATGCTAGCAAATCTAAAAGAGTGGGTGGATAATCATTTAGGCAACATTTATGATAAGGTTACAGTAGATGAGTTATTCAGCTTCATAGTCGTACAAACTACTGCTTCGTGGAAAGCTCAAGCTGAAAGTAATGCTCACGATGACCACGTTATGTCTATGGCTATAGCTCTAAAAATGGCTGAGATAGTACCAGATAACTACGGAGCGAAGGAGAGACCACCAGTATTTGTGGGTTATCAAGACGGATTCGGTGGAGTAAAAGTTCCAATATACAAATAAATATGACAATAAATAAAGTTCTAATAACAGGAGCAGGGGGGACAGTAGGTAGGGCTTTTGTTCGCTTGTTAACTAGTAAAAAAATAGATGTAGTGGCTGTGGATAACAACGAGTGGGCACTAGCTGAAGTTAAGAATGATTATCCTGATATAACGATAGATTTAAGTTCATTCGCTGATGTAGATTTAGACTACTATACACCAGATGCAATTATACATTGTGCTGCCTATAAGCACGTGAACTTTGGGGAAAAGGAGATAGATGAGTTTGTGAGAAATAACGTTGTCTATACCTCTAAGCTCTTTAGGACTACTCATAGATACGGCATACCTACATTGTTCATCTCAACAGATAAAGCAGTAGAGCCTCTAAGCGTGTATGGGTATACTAAGGCAATAGGTGAGGCACTAGCTAAAAAGTATAATCACTCTGTTGCTAGAATGGGTAATATCCTGTCTAGTTCTGGTTCAGTAATACCTACTTGGGAGAAACAGATAAAAGATAACTTGCCTATAACAATCACAGACCAGAGAATGACTAGGTTCGTGATAGAAGATTATGATGCAGCTAGTCAAATATGGCACAAGTTTATCCAACACGATAAGTTCATAGTGCCTGAAATGAAAGAGGTACGGCTGATGGACTTACTAGCAGAGGTGCTGAAACGACACGGGTATAACAAGCCAGAGGATTATAAAGCTGGAGTGGTAGAAATAGGAATAAGACCAGGAGAAAAGCTAAAAGAAAAAGTAAAATGGGATTGGGAGAATAACTTATGAACGACTGGAGTAAATCAACATTTAATCACGGCAGCACTAGACCAGAATGGTTTGAACTGATAGCTAGACTAACAGAGGGCAAGAAGTCAGTACTAGACTTGGGTTGTGGCATTGGCAGGTTTACTAACGCTTTTAAGAAAATGTCCTATCTAGGAGTAGATATTTCACGCAAGAATATCAAGATAGCTGAGGGATTATATCCACCATACCCAAAAAGAAAGTTTGTTGTGGCAGATATAACTGACTGGGATACTGACAGAGTGTTCGACATAGTCTTTAGTTGGGTAAGTTTGCAGCATATAGACCCTCTTTATTTCGAGGACTTGATGAAAAGTGTTGGGAAGTGGGGTAAGTCTGTTATGTTTATGGAGCATACAGCTGAGATGACGGCACCATCTGAGTATATGTGGGCTCACGACTATAAGAAATATCTTGATATAACATTCAAAGAGCCGATTGTCGAGGGTTCAGAACTAATGCTAGGTAAGGTTAAAAAGGAGTATTTACCAGAGTATGGGAAAAAAGATAAAAAGGTATAGTAATTATACAAAAGAAGACCAGAACAAAGATGAAGGAAAGATGGTTACTGCTATGAAACGTAAAGGCTTTATAACAGGCAATACAAGATTATATGTTCTAGCTAGTGAGTTTAAGGGGGCTGATGATGTAGAGAAAACTAGATTGTGGTTGCAACACCCAGAGTTCAAAAACTTTTTAGAAGGTAAAAAATAAATATGGATAGAATTATTATAGGCACTAAGCAATCAATAAAACTTAGTGCAGAAAGGGAGTAGCTGATGAAAGCAGCTATCATCGGGAATGGAACTGTTGGCAAGGCTCTTGGTAAAGCTATGGGGATAACTCCCTATGGTCCAGGAGATGAGCCAATCAGCGCTGATGTGGTAGTTATCTGTGTACCGACAGAAACCAAGGAAGGAGTACACGACCAGAGTCAAGTTGAACAGGCAATATCAAGAGTAGAAAATGCGAAGATTATTGTTTTACGTTCTACTGTTTTACCAGGTACTTCTGACAGACTAGCCAAAGACCTAGATATTCCTCTTGTTTTCGTACCTGAATATGGGTTTGAGGCAACGATGGAAGAAGACTTAGCACACCCTAGGTCGTTAATACTGGGCGTTGGTGAAGGTGTAACGCTTGAATTGGTAGATTTGGTTATTACTACCATGCCTCGCTCTAACTCTGTTAAGAGTATGTCCCGAGCTTCTGCCGAGTTCGCTAAGTACTTCGCTAATATCTGGGGCTGTTCTCAAGTGACACTTGCTAATTCGCTGTATGACTGGGTGATAGCTCAAGGGTACGATGACTTAGTATACAGGGATGCTGTTTTAGGAGCACTTCTTCACGGGAATGTACCTGAATGGGGTTGGGAGATAACTCACCAAGGCACGCGCGGTTACGGGGGAAAGTGTCTTCCTAAGGACATACAGGCAGCTATAAGTCAGTATTCACATGAATTGTGGAGACAGTTCGAAATTCAGAATAGGGAGTTGAGAAAAGAGGTAATTGACAATGACCTTACATAACCTTAAGAGGGATACTACGGTTTCCCTCTTTTTTACAAAATGAAAATACAATTTAGCAAACCAACAATAGGACAGGAAGAAATAGACGCTGTAGCTAGAATAATTTCATCAGGGTGGCTTGCGGCAGGGGCAGAGACAGAAGCGTTCGAGAAAGAGTTCGCAGAGTATGTGGGGGTTAAATACGCAATCTTTACAAATAGCTGTACGAGTGCGCTAAAGATGGCTTATAAATACGTATTGGAGGATATGGAAGGTGTGAGCAGGGTGTTGGTTCCAAAGAATACATTTTGTGCCACTTATTCTGCTGCTGAAGAAATTGGATTATCAACAGTCTACTTAGAGGACTTCAAGAACAGGCAAGCCTTCCTGAAGTATGTACATAGATTCCCAGATATAGAACGTGTCAACGTACACTATGGTTCAGTTCAAGATACAACCCCCTGTCTAATAGAGGACTCCGCTCACCGTATTGAACCGAACGACCCTCTGGTAGGATTGATACGCTGCTATTCATTTTACGCAACTAAGAATATGACTACTGGTTCGGGTGGTATGTTTGTAACTAACGATAAAAAGATTTATGAGAAAGCTAGGTTATACTGGAAAGATGGGATTGACAAATCTACAAAAGATAGAGCGAAAGGGGACTTGGATTATACTGTTCGTGTTATGTCTGGAGGCTATGATGGTAACGATATTGCTGCTGCTATCGGGCGTGTGCAGCTCAGAAAACTCCCAGAGTTCAACAGGAAGCGTAATGCCATTGTGCGAAAGTATAATCAAGCCTTCGGAACGAAGTGGACAGGAAACCACCTTTACCCCTACTTTCTAAGTTCAGAGGCTGAGCTAAGAAAATTCATAAAGCACATGCAAAGCAATGGAGTTAGCGTAGGTTGGCACTATCCTGGCACAGGCTGGTTGGGTGTGAGTTTGCCTTTATACCCAGACCTGACAGAGGAAGAAGTAAAATACATAATTGATAGGACCAACGCTTACAAAAATACTACAGGTTGAAAAGGTAGGATTTGAGAACTACTCAACCGCAGTTATGCAGATGTTTGAGCCGTACATAAGGTTGTATACCTTCAAATACAAAATACCTGGCTTAGATAGAGATGATTTAGCACAAGAGCTACGATTGCACCTATGGATAAAACTTAATATGTATGACCCTAGGAAGTCTTCTCCTGTTACTTGGGCTAATACTGTAATGCGTAACAGGTGTCATAACTTATATGCTGCTAGTCAGATGAACAAAAGAAAAGCACTCAACGTTTCTGAGCAGATAGAAGATGTACTGGATAATGTATATCTAGTTGATGGCATACAACAAAAATAAGAAGGACTCTAAGAAAAGCGATTTGTCGTCTTCTGGAAAGAAGATGGTTAAGGCTGGTGAGAGTAGAATATCTGAGTATAATACAGAGTATAAACGTTGGCTAGGGGTACTAGAAACTTACCACAGTAATAGGTTTAATCGTAATTATAAGCAATATACTTCTTACACCCAAACGAAAGAAACAGATACAAGAATCTCTGACCCAGTGGCTCCTGAACTTGTGGAGAAGGTTGTACAGAAGATGTTTGAGAAAGACCCTAAGTTCTTCTCACTAGCTAGAGGCAAGACATTACCGAGAGAAGTTACAGACATAATGGCTTCTTCTGCCTATTATTACTGGACAGCCCCAGAGAGAATTGCTGGTTCAGGCACTATGAGAGCCAAGATGAAGTCTTTAGGTAGAGAGTTTTGTGTAACTGGAAATGTTGTAGTAGAAACATTTTACAATCAGAAATCTGAGACACCAGATATGCGTATTTTACCGATAGAAGATGTAATTTTTAACCCTACTAAGACACTTAAAAGCTCCGAAAGGTATTATATTAGACAATATGTTTCACTGGACTACTTGGAGGATAAGAAAGAGGTAACAGAGAATGGCAAGGTTGTATCTGGGATATTCGAGAAGAAGGCTATAGATGCAATAAAAAGAAAATACAAGGACTCACCTGGATTTACTCAAGACCCTAATGGAAATAATATCAATCGTTCAGGCTCAGATGCTTACGAGAAGCCTGTGGAAAAGATATTGCTAATAACTATCTGGGAAGGTAAACACTGTGTTCGTATAGCCGATTGGGAACAGATAGTCCAAGAGTATGACAATGAGATATTAGATGACCACCCACTAGACTTTGCCACAGATATAGAGGTTCCTAAAGAGCCGTATGCTTTCTCATTCTTAGATTTTATAAACGGTCTTACACATGCAAAAGATTTACTGATTAATCAGACAGTTGACTATGGTACTAAATTACTTAACCCACCATTATTCGTTGACCCTACTGTATCTCCAGTGAACAAGGCTACGCTGTCCAATGCTTATAGGGCTGGTGGAATAGTCTTTGCTACAGCCAAACAGGCTCAGCACCAACCTATGCCAGCACTACCACAGGCAGGATTTCAACTATTAAGTTACCTACAACAGCGCTCAGAGTCAGTTTCTGGTATTGGTGCTTATCTATCAGGTGTACCTAATCAAGAATCAGATAAGACAAGAGGTACTAAAGGCGGAATACTAGCACTTATGGCTCAGGCTGTTACTCCAGTTAAAGACAGACAGTTGAATATAGAGGAATCTATCATCGAGCCAATGGTTAACAAGTGGCTGAAGTATGCTGGTGCTCTTATGAGTGCGAATGAGGACAAATACATCTTGATAACTGGTTCAGAGCCAAGGTGGGTACAAGTTACAAAAGGATTACTAACAGGAAAGATTAAACTAGAAGACCTCTATGTGGCTGAGATTATAGATGATGAAGACCTTGAGTTCATGGTCCAAGAGTTATTAGAACAGGGGAAAGACCCAGAAACAGAAATAGTTATAGATACAGACTGGATAGTTCGTGTTGAAACAGGTTCACTAGCCGAGATAGACACAGAACAAGAATTAGAGAACTTACAGAGTTGGGCTAAGTTTGCCATAGAAATGGGTCAACAAATAGATACCAAGAAAGTCGCTATAGAGGCAGCATTAAGAGCAAATATAAAGGAGCCTGAACAGTACTTACTAGATGCTGAGGAGCAACCACAGATAGACCCTAATACAGGTCAACCTATTATGCCACAGCAAGAGGGACAAATGCCTGTTGCACCACAAGAACAACAACTACCACCAGCCCCACCGCTATTCGGATAATGTATATCTAATTAGATAACTAACGGAGATGTTATGCAAGACAAGATAAAAAAGGGTTTGTCCCCCGAAGAAAAAAGACAGTTACAGTTGCTACGGCAGTTGAGCGTTACAGAGGAGTTTAAGCTCTGGAGAGATATAGTTGTGAAACCAGTTCTCGATGAAATAGATGAGAGACTGGCTGACCCACTAGAGTTAGAGGAGGTTGAGCTGAAAGCTGTTCTGCTAATGCGCAACATGATAAAAGGAAAGTTTTACATGCTTTTCGACAATGTAGAAGTACAACTGAAGATAGAAAAACAATAAGTAACGGAGACTTTTGCAGGTTCATAGAGGGGATGAGGAGTTTTAACTAACTCTTTCAAGGCTAGTCCTTGATTCTCCGCTTGTCCCCTCACTAGTTGAGTGAGGACAAGCCTCTCTACGAGCCTGTGAACCATACTCCAATCGTGACGAGAACACGTAAAAAACGAGGAGAAAAATATGAATGAACAGGACAATGCTGTTGAAACTACTCCCACAGAGACAACTGTGGATACTGAGTCAGCGCCAGTAGAACAAAAAACCACAGAAGCTCAGCAGGAGAAAGCTACTCCTGAGCCGTCAGCCGACACGACAGTCGAGCCTGAGAAAGAAGTGAGTAAAACCGTACCGTATGAGCGGTTTAAGAAGGTCAATGACCAATTTAAGAAGGTCAATGACGAACTTAAAGAGCTTAAAGAGCAACAATCAAGCACTGTTGTCGAAGGTCACGGAAGTATAGATGAACAGGTCCAACAACCTGTAGAGAAGGCAAGTAGCACGTTTGAACCTGAGACAGAGAAAGCCTTGGACTCTTTCGTAGAGCAAAAGTTTGAAAAGAGAAAAGAAGCTGAGTTTGTCGCCAGACACAAGGAGGAGCTGAAAGACCCTGTATTAGCAGGGACTACACAGCGAATAATTGCTGAGGAAAACGCTAAAGGTAAAGTAATTGACCAAGAAGATGCACTAGCGAAAGCAAAGGCACTAATCGAGGATAGATTATCTAAGCCTGTTAACACAGCAAAAAAGGAAGGTGTCGAGGAAGGGCAAGAACTTGCTAAACAAAAACAGCAAGCTGGTGCTGTTGGAGATACTTCTACTAAATCTGATGTTAAGTCAGATGCAGAATTATCTGCGAAGGAACTAGAAGACAAATATAATATCCCTCGTGTTAACTAACTAACCGAGACTGGTCGAGCTTGGTAGGGGGAAAGGAAATATAATATTATGGCAAACGCATATACAGCAACAACTGACGTAACTGGTTTTATACCAAACTATTACGACAAGATATTCTTGGAGAGATTACTCCCAGGACCTGTAATGATGGATTATTGTTTGAAGAAACAATTACCAAGTAACACAGGTAAAGTTGCTTATTTCCCACGTATGGTTAATTCTTCAACTATGGTATCTGCATATAAGTTAACTGAGGCAACAATTATTGACACGGAGAAGATTGATGACGCTCAGGTATCAGCTACTATTGAACAGTTTGGTAACGCTAAAGCCCTAACGGACTTGACGCAACTAACTGCTATCAATGGAACAGTTGAGGAGACCGTAAGAGAATTAGCTGACCAAGCTAAAAATATTCTCGACAAACGTATTCTGCAAGAAGCATATGGAACCTCTGCATCACCAACTGGTGCTGGATTCTCTGTGTGGACATGGAACACTGTCGGAAATGCTGACCTTGGTACATCTACCTCTGCTTTTGGAACATACGTTGGTAAAGTTGAGTTTAGAATGACAGCCGAGACAATCGACTTTGCTGTGAATAAAATGAGAGCAAGAAATGTCCAACCTTTAGAGGATGGACTATTTGGTCTTGTTGTTCACACAAATACTGCGACTCGCTTGTTACAAGACTCTAACTGGAAAACTGCTTATCAGTACACTGACCCTGAAAATCTCAGAAAAGGTGTTGCTGGTTCGTATGGTGGTGCTAAGATTCAGATTGATAATAATATCTATACTTCAGCTAATGGTTCAAACGGTGACACCCTCTATTACTCAATTCTATTGGGTCGTGGTGGATTAGGTGTTACTCAGTTAGACGGAGGTGTAAAAACTTACGCCAAGAAACCTAACATGAACTCAACATTTGACCCTATTAACCAGTTCGTATCCTTCGGTTGGAAGGCGAATATGGTCCCTGTAAGATTGAATGTAAGCTGTGGATTGATTGTTATTACTGCTGATGCTTAGACTTTAGTCACGCTTCTGAGCTTAATGGAGAGAGCTCAGAGTCGATAACTAAAGTAAACGGAGATAATATGTCGAAAAAAGACAATCCTTTTTCCAAAAAGCAGAAGTTTTTTTCTGTTATATCCCCTTGTTATGGGATGACCTATAAGTCCTTAGAGAAAAATGCTGAAACGCTAAACGAACAGGAGTATAAAACATTTGAGTGGATAGTTGTGTTCGATGGAAAGCATAAGCGTGGTGCTAAGGTAATGGACAAGATAATCAAGAAGTATCCCAAAATGGATATTAGCTATTATCATTTGCCTAAGCACAAAGGAGCACCAGCAGCTAGAAACTTTGGTGCTACTAAAGCTAAGGGAGAAATCTATGTGTTCTTAAATGCAGATAACTATCTTTATCCAGAAGCTCTTAGAATATGGGCTGGAATATACGAACAAAAGCCCGAAGTAAATCGTGTTTGGGGACTATACGACATAATTACTGCTGACGGGACTAAAAGACCAGTAGGACAAGTACCACTAAATCAAGACGGTAGTGTCTGGTATAAGGCGTTCAAGTATTCTAATTTCTGTGATAGCTCATTTCCTATTAGAAAGTCTGCATACATAGAGTGGGATGAGAGCGTTAAGTCTTTGCAGGACTGGGATTGGGCAATAAGACAGTTGAAACGAGATAACTTTGAGGGGAAGGACTGGCATTACATTCATCAATCATTCTTTGCAGCAGAAGATGCTAAACCAGGTGGATTGTCAGATGATTCACACCAGAACTGGATAGAGAGGACAGGTTACATAAAGAAAAAGAACGGACTAAAGAAATCAGATATGGTTATAACCTCTCTAGGAGCCTCTAATCACGCTTTCCCGTTAGTGGATATGCTAGGAGCAGACTATCTACCCATGCCATCTTTCAAGAAACATGAGTACAAGACTGTTTACCTGATAGGGTTTTATACACAGGAAGACGCGCAACATCCGTATGTTACGAAAACACACATGGATGTATTTGCTAATGCACCTAAAGCCACTAAGATTATCCACTGGATTGGGTCAGATATTCTACAACTACGCTGGAATTGTAGTTTTGAGAAGATAAAAGCACTAAAGGAGTGGTTTAAGAAAGAAAAGATAATTCACCTAGCCGAAGCAAAGTTTACACAAAAAGAATTAGCAGAGGTTGGTATTAAATCTATGGTTGTACCATTACCACCTAAATCTCTGTTTAAGCCAATGCCATTACCAGAGAAGTTTTCAGTAGCCGTATATGACCCTGGAGAGAACTTTGACTCTATGTATAAGAAAGAGTTTGTGATGAGTATAGTGAAGGCTATGCCAGATATTCAGTTCTATTTCTTTGGAGATGACAGTCGTAAAGGATTAGATGGAGATAATTTCAAACATATAGGATACATAGATTATAATAAATGGTTCCCTAGATTCTCTGCTAACCTGAGAATTACACTGCATGATGGTTTACCATTAACTCCTATACAATTTATGACTGCTGGTAGAAATGCCATAGTGACTGTTCCTCTAAAGGGCGCATACACCGTGAAGCAGAATAGAAAAGAAATCGTAAGTGCTATAAGAAAAGCGAAGGAGAAACCTATAAATCTAAAATATAGTAAGTATTGGCGTAAGGTTATGGACACTAGAAAGTTTATCAAAACAATTAAATCTCTATAATGAAAAACCCACTTATATCTGTGTGCATGCCGAACTATAATAAAGTTGAATATCTAGCAGAAGCGATAGAGTCTGTACTAAATCAAACATATAAGAACCTAGAGCTAGTAATCGCTGACGATGGTTCTACAGATGGTTCGTGTGACCTACTAGATTGGTACGAAAATAAGGATAAAAGAGTAAATGTTATAAAAACTAAGAACAATGGGATAGCAGTGGCTAGAAATACGGCTTTAGCTCGTGCTAGAGGAGAGTTTGTGGCAATAATGGATAGTGATGACCTTATGAACCCAAAACGTCTTAAACTCTCTCTCAAGGCTATACAGGGGTATGACTTCGTATACGGACCATACTTACAGGCAGATGAGAATGCTAAGGTATTTGGTGTCTATGACCCACCTAAGAAAATAACAAAAGAGAACGAAATACATATTTTAGATGGTAACTACCCTCATGTTACGATAATGGCTAAACGAGCTTGTTTTGTTCAGTGTAAGTATAGAGAGGAATTAAACGTGAATGATGATATGGGTTTAATGTTGGATTGGTACAAAGCAGGTTTTGTTGGCAAGAGGGTGAACGAGGCTCTGATGATTGTCAGGTACCACAAAGGTAGTGTTTCAGCTACTAGGGATAAGTTAGTAAAAAAGATTACTGAAAAATTAGTAAAGGAGTTTAATGCCATCAAAAATAAATAAGGTAGCAGCCATACTGAGGCAGGATACTGGCGTGGGGTACTATCGTCTAGGTCAGCCAACAATGTTTTTAGATAGAATTACCAAAGGGAAATGCCGTATTACTCCTTTTACTGGAAAGAATGAACCAGTAACTATTGGTCAAGAGGACTCAAAACTTGGGTGGAATGATACGACACTTATGAAACTTGCTCAAGATGCAGACGTTATCTGGACTAACATTGTCTATGACTACAACGAGATGATTAAAATGTTAGACCTTAGAGAGTGGAGTGGTGCTAAGTGGGTAGTAGATATAGATGATAACCTATATGCTGTTTCCACAGATAACCCAGGGTCTAATAATACAAAACTGCTTAGAGACAATTTTGAGCTATGTTTACGCCTTGCTGATGGTGTTACAGTTTCAGTCCCTACACTAAAAAAGCTATATGGTAACTTGAACAAGAATATCTTTGTGATGCCCAACGGCACAGACTTAGACTGGTGGAAGAAGTTAAAAGTGAAAAGACATAAGGGTATTAGAATTGGTTGGAGG